GGGAATCTAAAGGAATCAAATTCAATATCTGAACTTCCAAACCCTGAAAGATTCAAAACTCCGGCGTCGTAATTAAAGCGGTCCATAAAGCTTTCTCCTGCATTCATCGCAATAGTTATTTTTGCTAGATTTCTTTTTGAATTTCCCCTCAAGATATTGATCACCTTGATAGATGCTGCGGGGAGTTTCTTTTATGAGAGGTTCTTGCTTGCTGTCTTCGTAATTACAGACTGCGTATTTATTGCAATAAATGCATTTAGTTTTCACGTATTAACAATAGCATTATTTTTATTTTATTCAATATTAATAAACGGAATTAATACGCAGCGACAATTTGGGTGCGTGTCTTTAATCGGGATCACTGCATTATTAAAATCAAATATTTTGTCGTCAAGTGGACGGCAAATCTCGCAAACTTTCGCGTCTTTTTCTGTAACGAATCGCAATAATATTCCGGCCTTTTGAGCGATGACAGCCAAGCCCAGGATGGACGCGGCGTGCAATTGATCTTCAACAGCGCCACGTAGCGCAAGAATATTCTTTTTTGTCTTTTTGGATTTATTCCCAGTTGCAGCCTTGCCTTCGATTATAATCGCGGCAAGACGTTTTGCATTGACACCTGTTTTTTTTGCGCGCTTGCGAATTGATTTTTTTAATCCAGGCAAAGAATATCCAGAGGCGGCTCTCGCTGCTTCGTTGGCTGCTTGCGTGAGAATATTCGTCCCAATCCCTGAAGACCGGAGGAATCCGTAAAGACCGATCTCTTTGAACGTCAGCCCAACCATCCTCGACACTTGCTCGGGGAAAATTATTCCAAGTCGCGCAACATATTTAAGCTTCTCATCGTGATCTTCAGACAGGAGTGTCTCTTCTATCTTTTCTTCTTCTTCTCGCAAAAACCAAAGTATGGCCGCAATCTCTTCGTCCGTCAAATCCCGCATAGGGCTCCTCGTTGTGGGCTATTCCCCAAATGCTAGTGGTACGCAGCACGCACTCCTTGCATTTTGAGGAGGACATTCGCAAAGGGTGCTCTGCGCAGTTATCGGATCCAGGGGATAGCATCATTATTAGGCAGCCTGTTCTTTGGGCATCTGTGGTGGGGGTTCGCCGCCACCAGCCGCCACGGTCTCTTCGTTCTCAGGAGGGGCTGGAGGGTTTAGATAGTCTAGGTGCTGCTGCACGTGCATGAGGGTTGCCTGCAAAGATGCAGCACGGGCCCCCTCTGGGTCGAAGTCGAGGCTGGCGCGTGTTTCCACATCAAACGTGGTCTTTAAATGGTCCGCAATGTGCAGCTGGTGATTATCAGTAGCCAGTACTCGGACTGGCTGCCCGCCCATCAGCGATTCCGTCTCTCTCTTGATGTAGTCGAGCTCTGCTTGCTCTGGAGCAATAAGATCTTCCATGTTCCCCGTGTGTGTGACTGTCAAATACTGCTGCGCCGTGTGGACAATGTTGTTGCTGAGGAGATCTTTCGCCATTTCCATCCGCCCGGCCATGCTTTGAGACATTGGGTCTTGAGGCTCAACATAAATACCATAGACCGGCATGATGTCGGAAGACTTCCATCTTTTCACTGCTTCGGCTTTTGACTTGCCAGCGATGGCGACGACTCTCTCTGCCGAACAGAAGCGCTTGTGCAAGTCTAGAATGAAGTTCCAAACGTCAGTGTAAAGCTCAATGACAGCATTCTGGAACCCAGAGGAGAACTGTATGGCCTGAGACTGGACGATGCCAAGGGCAACACCTGCTTTCAGGTTCTTATCTGGATCGCCCCTTGCAACAGAGTTCACGCCTGAAAGAGTTTCCATCGTCTTTTCGAATATAGAACTCAACTGGACAAGCTCGCCTATATTACTCAGCATACTAAGAGGCTGGGGAACCATCGCTCCGGCTGGGACAGCGAATCCACGCATACCACCGCTTAAGCGCGTGGGGCTCATGCCGCTGCCCTCCTGGTACATCACACTTGGGACTCCGTAATGGGCGACCTGGGTCATCAATTGAGATGTCACCAGATTGTGGGCTTGTTGTACAGGCACCAAGTCATTAGCAAGCGTGTAGCCGTAAATGGTCCCCATCCATTCCTGGGGCTTGAGCAGGAAAACAGGCAAACGGTCGTAAGGGTTTGGGCCATCGTGAACACACAGATTCACATCGAGGGTGATAACATACCGACCCTGGGGGAGAAGCCCGTCGATTCGCTTGAAGTAGGTTTTAATCACGGGGACCATGTCTGTCCGCGTGTCCTCGATGTTCAGTTTCAACTGGTCATCTATCGGGTCAGGCTTCAGGTTCACGATCCTGTCGGCAAACTCGGGGTATCTGGTCGCAAGCTCGAATTTGTTCGCGTAATCCCTCACACTCACCCATTGTGCATCATTCCAATCCGTGATTCGAGGGTCAATGCGAAAATCGAAAGGAGTAAGGGCCCTAGGGCTGATATCTCCAGAGTAAACGACGTTGTCGCCTTCGACTGTCACAGGCTCACCCGCCATGGGGTCCCACTCACAGAAGAACGCGCCTGTCCCGAAGATGAGGCCTCTCTCGCTCGTGTTGCGGAAATACTTTGTGAGCCTATGGACCCTGGTCTCGTGCTGGATAATGCTGTCGTACAAGGCCACAGCGCTAATGGACTCGGGGTCTGCGTTCTCAGCCATGCACTTCGGCACTGGAGGCTTTGCAAACACCATATTCATCCAGTGAGTGATGATATTCCGGAAGTGCGAGAAAGTCCCCGACATATTCTGGCCGTTGTCTCCCGTGATAGCCAGGCCCGTTCCGGCGTTCGGAGAAAAGCTGACATTCCGCATGTTGTAATACATGCGATAGTTCCGATACCACTGGGCCATCATCCCGTTGCTTCGGGTAGTCATGCTCCAGTCTTTCATCGAAGCCTTGGCCCATTGCGAGATTTTCAGGGCATCTGCTGTGCCCATGTATTCATTGTCTGAAAAATCAAAACTCATAGAAATCGTCCTCAGTTATTATTGGTTCTGGCACTATCTCCACCTCTGGGGCGATGTAGTAGTCAAAGTCATTCATCATGACGTTGTGTTGTTCGTTGAATCTGTGGGGGACAGGGTTTGATCTGACGTCTACGTGCCGGACCCCATAGACAAGAGCGTCTATGCCGTCCAAGTTCCCACACCCTGAAATCGGTTCATACTCTTTGCGGTTTCTCTTCCAAATCCCTATGTCAAGCTGCGAGATTAATCGCTTGCACCTCTCGTGTATTTTTATGCGGTCCTGTTGGAACCACAGTCGCAACTCATTGTTCCCAGCTTCCTTGCTGAAATTCTTGACGACCGGGATGCATGGGAGTTTATGGGTGTTTGTGATGTCGTTTATTAGTTGGAGGTCGTTATCGCATATGCGCTTGATCCCAACTTTACCGGGAGCGGTAGGTTTTTTATTCGGGAACCACTCAGCTTCTTTCTTTTTTATTTTGTTCGTCAAATCCTCTGTTGTGTTATCCACATTCGCATGATTCTGAACAATCTCGTCAAGGATCACCAAAGTAGCGGCCCTGAAGTCGTAATAAGCGAAAAGAACATGTGTAAATGCCTTGAATCCAAGATCCATAAAGCAGTACGCGTCGTAAAATCCTGGCCGTGGGGTGTCTCCGATCACGTGCCGCTCTCGTTTAAACTCTGGTATCACGCGCTTGTTCTCTTCTGTAACAAACTTGCACATGTACTCACGCTGAAAAAACGTTGATTCCATCCCCTTTTTGTTTGACTCTAGATCATCGTGGGATTGGTTCTCTTCGATTACCTTCTCTATGCGTGTTTGAGGGTACAGGGAACAATGGAACACATCACGAGTGAACACTGTCTCGTTGGTCATGCACTCCTGGTAAAGGCGGAATGAATCATGACCTGCTGTCTCCGGAGGGGTGGTGGACATGACTATCCGCCCATTGTTGCGCTCAGCTATGGAGTACAGAGCCCCCTTAATGATACTATAGCACTCGTGCCAGGCCCCGACCTCATCGCACACGATCTCATCAACGCCATCACCACGCAGCGAGCGGCCCTTTGTCTGGTCAACGCCGGCCATCATAATGATTGACCCATTGGGGAACTGCCACGTGTGGGTGTTGCCTATTTTCCTTGGCCATAGCTCTCTAGGCAGATATTTTTCCCTGACTTCATCAAGGTGCTTCTCAAACACACGCGTTACCTGGTCAAGAGTCGCAGCCAGAAACCACACACGGCGTTTCTTCATCGAGCACAGCCAGACGTAGTAGCACACTAGGAAATACGATTTACCAAAGCCACGCGTGCACAGGAGGAACGCGTAAGTTTTCTTCAAAGACTGGATGAAGTGCATCGCCTCGATTTGCTCTGGGTGCAGAATATGGCCAAGCCATCCTCTACGCCAGAGCTCGTGGTTGATGCTACTTATGGGGATCCTGCTTAGCTGTGACTGCGAATGCATGCAGATCCTCAGTGGAGACGTTTGAGAGGTTGACCGATCCTGCGTTGATTCCAATGGTGGACTGGAGCTGTGCCGCGTCGTGGTATTCACTCCTCGCGATGTTGCGCATCACGAATTGCCAGGCTGGGGCACTAAATCCGTCAAGTTCTCCGTACATGCCGAGGATGCCTTGCTGCTCGTGCTTCAGCTGGCGTGCCCCGCATCCTATTTCATAGGCCTCTGAGAACTCGGGGATATGCCTTGGGTTTGATGGGTCAATCCATGAATAGACAGCAGAGCGAGAGACACCAACAAGGCCCGCGAATGAGCCTGGGCTGTACCCCTGCGCCATGTGTGCAATCAGCTTCTCTGCGTATTCGTGACGGTAAACGCTTTCTCTGGGAGTCGCTCCCTTAGGCGGCTTCTCAGCCGGAGATTTCTTTTTCATGCCTAATTATTGCTTTTGCATCAGATGAGCACAAGCAGAGCGTGAGCATCTCCCGTATTGACAGAGACTCTCTCTCTTGCTATTGAATAGTTATGAACATTATTATTCGTATCTTGACGTTCCCGTTTTATCTCGTGAGGGCTGTATGCTTAACCCACCCCATAATCTCGGCGATTGTCATCGTGGTCGTGTATTTCCTTGCGGGCACTCCGGGCTGGAGTTTCAATCACAAGTATTCGATCTATCTGAACAGGTCCGAACAGCTGCCAAAAGGACAAGGCGGGCAGGAGATCTGGTTCTATCTTGCGTGCCTATTTGGGCTTTATCTCCTCTCGTGTTGCTGCGCTGGTTACTACAAGCTGCCACCTCCTAACTGGACCGGGAGCATGCTGTCTGGGGGCAAGTACCTAATTAATGCGTTGAAATCCGTGTGGGAGTCTGGCAGATAGCGGGGCAATGAAGGAAAAACCACTACAACAGATTAAAATGCCTGCTGGCAAAATGATGTATCATTTGACCGCGAGGTTTGACGATGAAGGTTATGAGTTTTTAGAGAAATTTGTACAGAAGCACAGTCCAACGATTCGGAATAAATCAGAGGCGATTAGATATATTATATATCTGTGTCTGCATAATAAGATCATCTAGCTTTTCAGTGCGCTCTATTACGTTATGGATGTTCCTGCTGGATGGCCCCTTAGGCCCTCTGTGCCAATAATGATATACTTTAATGAAGCCTCTCTTCTCCATCCTGCGCATAAATGCCCTTGCAGTTCCCACTCCCACTCTTATCCCTAACACTTCCCCGATCCAGACCTTAAATTTTCTGGCATTATTGGGGATTCTTAACGCAGGGTTCTTGCCCAGGTGACTCGCCAGGTGGGACATGAGAATCATGAAATGCCTGCCGCTAAGAAGGGCGGGGGCTTTGTAATGCCTCCCATAAAACCCATCTTGGGTTACCATGTCACACTCCCAATCTGCTCTGTCTCCGCCATGATCAGCTATTATCATTTCCCACCTGCAGCAGCATTAAACTGTGCCCGTTACCACCAAACCTTTATATTTTTTAAGCAGTCCGACTGTGGCGTTGAGTTGGGCCAATAACAGTTCATTATCACTTTTGAGCTTAAAACCATTACGGCGCGTAATATACTTATCCAAATCTTCCATAGTCAACGGGAGATCCAATAGGCAAGGAGAAGTGTTCATCATCTTTAAAGCCATCTCGCGATGCCCCGCAATATAGAGACAATACACCGAATCCGTCAGCAAAATATCACAATCATAAAAGTCGCCAATCCCCGAGCAATTGATGGCCACACTGGGTTTATCTTCTTTATTGTACTCTTCAATCTCTTTTCTGACTTCTTTATATTTCTCTGTGTTCATTTTCTTCTCCCTTGTTCCGTTTCTTCTCTAAACAGCATTATATACTACCATACTATTATTGCAAGGAGTATTGCTAAAAAAAATAAAAATAAAAATAAAGAGTACACTTGCCATTGACAAATAAAGAATATTCAGATATTAAATACACAGGGAAGCGTGGACGATATGGGAAAGAAAAAACACCACATAAATTGTGACATGGCCAACCTGCTATTGGCACGCATGACAATTTTACCCAAGTTTTCGGACCCCTATCAAGCAATTCAATACACGCGAGAAAAAAGCCATTTTGTGTGTGACTGTCTAGATGGCCCAAAATCCAAACACCCAATTTGGACAACCAAAGAGCCAGCAGTAGCTATTGACCTTGACAGGTTCTACTCACTGGCTATGGATTTAGATGAAAAAACGAGCAAGAAATGAAGCCCAGATACATCATCCGCCTAAACTGGACAGAAGAAGTCCTAAAGCAAAAAAGCCTAGAGGTCACACATCAGGGGTCAATCCTTGGGGCGAAGAAAGTAGCGAGTAAGCTCGAAGACACGATTTACAACCATCTGATGTCTTCGCCTCGGCACATAAATAAGAGAATACGCTTAACCATCAAGACGGACGATGGGATTGTTTGGGTTAATGCAAAAGGGAGATGGGATGAAAAGTAAAATAATATTATATCCAAAGACCATTCTTAAATGGACGTCAATTAAAACGCCACCAGCCGCCACAGATTTAATCCGAGGCATGAATTCATATTACAAGGATTACTTGCTACTTGTCCGGCAAGAGATAGACCTGACACAGCAGGAGCGCATGCTCATAAGACTTGGGAAAATAAATGAGCCAGCGCCTTTGACCATTATCTGCGGGACTTTCAACAAGTCGAGGATGGACCAAAAAGCCGAGTCTGGGTATTGGCTCCCAGCGCACTTGATTGAAATCATATGCTATGCGGAAATTCCAAAACTGGAAGCAAAAGATTTTTTAACCCCACTGACAGGGGTTAAATCCCATGATTAAGATTCCACCATTATCTGTAAACGCAAATTCAATTATCTTTAAAGGAGAAAAAATGATCACACAGGAAAAATTTCTAAACACACTAAACAAATATAGAGAATGTGCAGAGGGATGGACCCCTAGCATATGGGGAGAAGACACCAAAGACCTGCTCAGATTTATTGAGCACCTCATAGCAGATGTAAAATCACTTGAAGACAACGTGTGGATGAATGCGTTCGTGGCGGGAATGATCTTGGAGTTTTTCCGTAAGATGAAGCCATCGGATAGATTTGAACCGCACCTCCGCTCTGCAAAATCCGTAGCTAAATACCTTTTGGTATACATGCCCAATGATAGAACAGGGACCAGGCCAGATCAGTTCTACGCTGTTAGGGACAATGTTATGGCCCATAATATCTCAAAGCTCACAGAAATTGAACCTCTCCCAAAGGAAGGAATAACTAACGAAACCCCGCTTTAACGTTAGTTATCCAAGAACAAGTAACGCAGCTCTAACTAGGAGACCCAATGCCATATTTAATAATTTACGACGAGATGCAGGAGGTGACGGACTTGGACAAGCAAAGAGAAATTATTGAGAGCGTACTGAAAAAATTAAAAGAATCTAATTCAAAACGGGGAATAACCTCGGTCACCACCATCATCGAGACATTCGGCCCTGGCCCCAAATTTTTCAGGATAACTCGGGAGGATGTGAAATGACCATGGCAGACGCTTTTAACGTTATGAGTCATTGTGTAACATTTTGTGTGATGGTTTTTGGATGCCTGGCTATCTGTGCTTTTTTCACAGTCTTAACCTGCGCTCCCATCTGGCTACTGGTTTGCTGGGCAAGCGACCCCCCAAAATGGCTCCGTGAATTACTGAGGAGAGGAGACGACTAATGAACAGAGAAGAATACAAAGAAGAATACAAAGAAGGCGCTTTAAAGGACAGGATGGATTCACTGGAAGAGTACATCGCGAATTTAAAGAAATTCACAAAAAGACTCGAGGCGATTACAGAGCGAGAGCTGTGGGACAACATCGGGCTTGACTGCCACGCATTAACTACATTCCGGCAAATAGATTGGGAGGTCAAATTGTTTTTAGAGGAGTTCCCGGCGGAGTGGGAGGACGAAGGGGATGAGTAAAGCAGAAGACAACTATAAAGCATATTTCCGCTCAGAAGCAGAAATAACCATGAGGTGCATGCGCACCATAAAAATATTCGGTGAAGGGATCACGATTGACATAGAAGCTCTGAGGCAACGGGGAGTGCAAGTGCAAATTGTCGATCCGGCTGGGACATTTGACTACAAGGGCCCCGACAAGCATATAAATATGTATGATCAAAGTTGCCGCAAAGCCGATAAACTATTAAAAATAACGGGCACAGTATTTTTTACTACATATGCAGGCTCGGTAATGAGCTCCGAGCCCCTAAAAATAGAGCTTAATCACGAAGATATATGGGAAGAAGCAAAAGGAGAAGTAGCAGAAGAAACTAAAAGAGAAAAAATCGACGACATAAAACAAAAGCTGCGAACCCGAAAATCTTTCTGGGATCGCATATCCCTATGGGGCAAGGGGAAATAAATTTTGATAAGGGAGGATGGAGCAATGGCTCATTTGGGAACAAGAATGCGTAAAATCACGGAGCAATTTTCTGATTACAAGACCAAAGAACAGCGCAAAGAAATTAGAGATGCACTGAAGAGGGTTAAATATTTACAATTTAATTTTGGGACTCTCAATGTCAGCTCTGGACCTGAAGGGAGGACAAAGATCAAAATATTGAAATTTCTTTCTGGGGCCAGCGTCATTGTCCGGGTTCTCTTTTATGTCCCCACCACCACTAGAGAAAGAATGCGGGCATATCTCCCTCTCTTTATTACGGGGGAGTCGTGGATTTACCCAACCTCCTTTCGAGGGGATGATTACGAAAGCCAAAGGATGATTATTACCTGTCCCAACTTCTCATACGACATGGCATCCCTTTTTGAAGAAGAAAGCGCCATGCAGGATGTCCTATCCGACGCTAGAGAGGAGACAGGGACTGAGCCCCCTCCGCATGAGCAATTTGACAAGTGCCCCTCTTATCTTCGGGGCAATCTGCCTGATCACGTGCCTGACACAAAAGAAACAACTTAAGAGACCCTTATGAAAGCATACACGGATTTTTTCTTTAAAGCGACGCTAGAGGCTGACACGCCCGATGAGGTCATCGAGGTGTTAAAATACATGACAGGAGGGAGAAGCCGGGGATCACGACGGACGCACGCGTTCGACGGGACCGAGTTCCGTGCGCTGTGCGAGCGCGAAGGGCTCCTGGTCGGTGTCGATGCGAAGCCGCCGCGCCCCTTCGCGATCGGCGTGAGGAGCTTCGTGCGTTTCGCAGAGCGGCTCGAGTCAGAGGTGGACGAGCTCGTCTGCGTCTCGTCGAGCTTCGAGGGCCGCCACCTGGCACATGGCGGTTCGTGGGGTGCGAGCGCGGCACAGGTGCTCGCATTCCTCGGCGACCACGAGCGCCGAGCGCGTCTCCGTGCTGCGGAGTCCGTGATCGCCCTCGAGTGCCACGGTTCGTTCGCGCTGCTTGCGGGCTGGGAGCTGAGTCGCAACTCCGGCGTGAAGGCGGCGCCCCTGCAGAAGCCGAACTTGGATGTCTGGCGACCGACCGAGAACGCGGAGGCGGGTCCGTCGTGGGCGGCGCCGCAGACGATCGAGAAGAGCCCGGCCGCCGAGGACGTGGCCATCTGCTTTTCCGTCACGCACGATGCCCGCGCTGACGTCGAGGCGTACCTGGCATCGCCTGGCGCGCCGTTGGTGCGCCGGCTCGTGGTGCTGAGCCCAGAGGGCGGGCCGTCGCCCCAGAGCATCAAGGGGCCAGACCACGCCTATCAGCTTGCGACTGCACTTCCGGCGCTTCTCACGACCGCACGCCCGAGCCGCACCGCGAGGGCGCACGTCTTCTTCGCGTGCCCCAACGCGCTGATGTTCTTCATCGGCCAGCAACGTGAAGCGCTCGGTCGCCTCGCGCTCTACGAGTTTGACTTCGGGATCGAGCGCGACGGGTCCTACCAGCTTTCCTTCTCGCTGCCGCCCCCGGCGAAGGCCGTCACGGAACACCAAGAGGCCGCGCCATGATCCTTGAAACCGACTTCGCTGACTTTCTGCAAGACATCCGCCCCACCAAGGCGATGCGCGATGACCTGAAGACCGGGCACCAGACGCTGCGCGACCGCCTCAACGCGGACGAGGGGCTATTTCTGTTCAGAGTGTGACATAGCGCCCACTTCCTTCTATCATACAGACATCGGCGTTGATTTCGAAACAGGAAACGAATATTACTCAGACGAGGAAGAGAGCGGCGACGGCGATGAATAGTGGGGCGGACCCACAAATAAAAAATCCAGCCCTAAAACAGGCCATACTATCCAGGCGATGAATAGTATGACCCGTTTTAGGGCTGGATTAGGAGAAGGTCGCCTGGGAGGGATTGGAGGGGAGAAGGCAGGCGACAACCCATATTCTCATGGATTATCGCCCCTGTCAACTTAATTCATCACCCTAGGGTGCTCATACAGTAATTTCTCAACATCCTCGCGACTGTACCTCTTCACGTATTCATCAAGCAGCTCATCAAATGTCTGCCCTGTTTGTTCGAGTAGCGCCTTGAACTGCAATTTGCCCAAAGAACGCATAAATCCTTGCTCCACTGAGTCTGCATTGTAGTAGTTGCTAAGGAACTCAATCATTGGGTCCTGGACGATTGCTTTGCCGGAAGCCTTGAGTTCTGGCCGTTCGTCCTGGGCTGAGACCTTGCGCCGCTCCATCTCTCGATATTGCTCCTCAAAAATCTTTTCCATCTGGTAGATAGACGGCAATGATTTATACTTCATCATTCGCGGGATGGCGTCGATGATTCTCTCCTCTGAATACTTCAAAAGGTTGCGTGCAATTTCTGCGGCTGCCTCGTCGTGGAGCCGGCGTCCGTAGAACCGAGAAAGCCGGATTACGCTTTTGACTGCTATCTCTTCTTTCTTCCTGCTCATTTTACCCTCTCAGCAATGAAAGAACCCTCTCGTCTTGAACCTGGTCGTCTATTTCCACTAGCTGGCGCTGCCCCTGGCTTCTTAGGAGGCCACTAGCGACAATCGCCCGGACTGGACGAGAAGGGTCTAGTTTGTGGCTTAGGATGGTTCCTATGTTGTGGCAGAAGGTAGTCCGTGGATTCCCCATCACGAAGTTGTGACCATCGCGAAGCAGATCGGGGGACGACCACCCCTTGAAGTAGTAATCAAGGAGTTCGAGGACCTTGTCAAGGGTGTAGGACCTCAGGACTCTCACCGCTGCCGTGTTCTCGGCGGCTCCCCACCCGGGGACATTATCGGCTCCGCAGTCCATTGCTTCCATGTAGAGGGCACAGAATCGGGATTTTATGACCTGAGAGGGCTTTTGCTCTGCGGCGCCCCCCAGGCCTTTTGTTTGCATGGCCAAGGCGTCGCCATAGGGTGACATGTCAGGACTGTCTGGCGGGCCCTTCTTGCGTGTTTTACGGGGAACCTGAGGCGAAGGGCCAGACTCACTCAGGCCTGTTATTAATGACGCATCTTCAGATGTGTTATTAATAACAGGGATATTGTTATTGTTATTGTTATTGGGTTGTCCTGACGGTAACCGTGCGGTTACCTGACGGTTACCGTCAGGTTCACCTGGTGGTGACCTATGGGTTACCTGGTGGTTACCGTCAGGTATACCGTGAGGTATACCGTGAGGTAACCGTGTGGTAACCGTGTGGTTACCTGAAGGTGACCGTGCGGTTGACCGTCTTTTGCGCTCTTCCACCCCAAGCCCAGAGATCCTAGACATGTGCCGCCTTGCCTCAAAATCCTTCTCTTTCCCCACCAGGGAATAACCGCCGTCAGCCCTAGCCAGGTACTCTGCCGCCTCCAAGACGTCCAAAACCTTGTCCCCGAGGTCCTGGTCATAGATTGCCATGTACTGTAGCGCCTCATCCCTAGTGAAAACCTCCCGCCCCGAGTCGATTGCCCCGTGCCAGAGAAAGACTAAATACCCCAACATCATAGTCTTGGCGTCACAGGTTACCCCGTGCTTGCCGGCGTAATAGGCTGCCCGCTCAAGCCTTCGCTTAGGGTCCCTTAGATCCGAATCCTCAACATTAACTCTCATCCCTCACTGCTCCTGCTTCCTGTTCATAACCTTGGTCATTCTCACCTTATACATAGACGCCATCGCGCAGAAATTGTCCTGCATAGCGCGGAGCATCTCGCACACAATAGGCGCCGACACCCGCGAGCTCATGCTCCCCATCTTCCCGGAAATTTCTATTTTTATCGCGTCGTCGTCTTCGTACATGACCCATTCGAGGGCATCGTCAATGTCTTTTGACCTTAGGCAAAAATCTACGTACTTCTCATGGTATGTCTTGTAATCCTTCATCTCTTTCTCCCGTTGTTAGAGTACAGCGGGAGTTTATCTCTAAAAAAAAGAGATGTCAAATCTATCTACAAGTTAAAATGGTATTTCTTCGTCATCAATAGGCGGAGCAGGGGGTTTTCTCGTCTGGGCAGGAGGAGTGGCGGCGGGGCGAGAAACCGGGGGTGGTGGCGTCCATTCTACATCAGGCATGGGGGCTGACTGAATTTCGCTGATCGTTTGCGCGACAAGAGACATAGAGCTTGAAACTTCGCCGTTTTTATTTTTGAAGTCGTTCTTTGTTATTTTGCCTTCCACTAGGACCGTTGACCCGACGCCCATCGTCAAGGCCAGTTCCTCGGCTTTCTCTGCGCTTTTTTCGAATTTAACGACCTTATACGTGTTATTCTTCTCTTTTTGTTGATCGAACACGTCGATGTTTGCGGTGATCATGACGTATGACGCGCCATGTCTAATCTCGGGAATCGAGTTAACTTTACCTACAATTAAAAATTTGCTTATCATTAAGTTTTTGCGCTACATCTTCGACGGAATAAGCCAAGATATAAACGCCTCCATTTTCTGTTATTATTTTTTGAAAAGCTTTTTGGTTATCACTCTGGACGCCACCGGGGCGTTTGACCTCGATTTCTACCCGAACACCGCCCGGACCAATCCCAGTGATATCACCACTGCCAACATGGCCGAAGCGGATATAACGAGCGCGCGATCCAGTACTCGTTGTCGATTTGAAAAGCGCAGCTCCGGTGTTGTTCCTCCAGTAATAACCTGGGACATGAGATAGGTATTGAATGATTTCATTTTGAATCTCCTTTTCTGTTTTTTTTCTAATTTTCATTCTTCGATAAACGGGACAGGACATTCGCCCGCCTCCCACTGTGAAGTGTCAGGATTCCCGCAAATAGGGCATCCTCCCGCAATCCACGCCTGGATCCGCTCCATCATCTCATCACTCGTAATTCCTGGGTTTTTCATCAGAGCGTAAAGGTGCGTATTGCTGATGTTGAGGGTCAGGGCTAGCTGGGCTTTTTTGTAGCCAACCTTGCGCCTAAGCGAAGCCAGCCTCTTGGCTACAGCCTCAACAATGATCAGCCTCTTCTCGATCGGGATTCTAACTTCTTTTCTGTAATATGCCATAAGCTCCTTTTATAGTTGACTATTCTTTAAAAATAGAGTTATATATAACATGCCGCCAGACGTCAAGGAGATAATATGTAAATCGAAGAAATAGGGGCGTTAAAAAAGAATTTTTAAACAATTAGAAGGGAGATTCCAGGGAATGAGTAATTTGATTAAGAGTTATTTTGATAAAGACGTAGTACAGAACAAGTTAAAAGAGCTGCTCGGGGCCAGGGCCTCGGCGTTTGCGACATCGGTGCTTCAGATCGTAGCTTCGAACAAGCAGCTTGCGACGGCAGAGCCCCAAAGCGTGTTCAACGCTGCATGTATGGCCGCCACTCTCGACTTGCCGGTTAATTCTAATTTGGGGTTTGCGTATATCCTCCCCTACAAGGCCAAAAACAGCGAGGGCCGCTACACCGATGTCGCGCAGTTCCAGATTGGCTACAAAGGATTCATCCAGCTCGCCCAGAGAAGCGGGCAATTTAAAACAATAGCCGCGTCCCCAATATATAAAGGGCAGCTGGTTTCTAATAACCCCCTGACAGGGTGCAAATTTGATTTCTCCGCGAAAGAGTCGGAAGAAATAATCGGATATGCGGGATATTTCGCCTTGGTTAATGGATTCGAGAAAACAATTTATTTAACGGTGAAAGAGCTCGAAGGTCACGGGCTGAAATATTCTCAAACCTTCAAAAAAGGGTTTGGGCTTTGGAAAGAAAACTTTGAAGCAATGGCATTTAAAACAGTCATCAAGCTTTTGCTCTCGAAATACGCGCCGCTATCCATCGACATGCAAAGAGCCGTGATCACAGACCAGGCGGTGATTAAAGACATCGGAGACGAGACCGTAGACGTGGCGTACATCGACAACCCAAAGCAAACGTTCGAAGAAATATCAGACAGCAAAGAGCTTGAAAGGCTTAGGGACTACATCAAAAGGGCTGAAGACCCTGCCTGCCTTGTTAACGTTGAACGCATTGCCCTAAAGCTGGGGTTAGTAGACGAGCTAAACCAAAGGAGAGAAGAATTAAATGCCAAGTAATTTTTTAGTGAGAGCATCCCAGCTGTCCAGACTCATGACAGAGCCTAAATTAAAATCAGATAAAGACTCAGGAGCGTTGAGCGAGACCGCGAAGTCATTGGTCACAGAAATCTGGATGAAAGATTCGTTCGGGTACAAAGAAAACGTCGTCACCGACGAAATGATGAAAGGGCTTGTGTGTGAGCAAGACAGTATCGCGCTTGTTCAGGATATTCTTGGCGGAGAATTCCGCATAAAGAATACTACCCATTTTTCAAATGATTACGTTCAAGGGACTCCAGATATCATAAGAAACTCCGAGGATTTCTGCGAAGACGTCAAAACAAGCTACACTTTGCGCACGTTCTTGGAAGCAGAGCACAAAAAAGGCAGCGCTTATTGGTGGCAGGGACAAGCCTATATGTGGCTCACAGGTAAAACTCAGTACCGCCTTATGTATTGCCTTGTTGAGACCCCAGAAGACATATTAAATGAGCAGAAAAAACGTTTCTATTTTAAATTTGGGTGTGATGAAGGCAATAAAAATTACCAAGAAATCGCGGAACAAATAGATAGAAATAATTCTGCAATTAATAATATTAAAAAAGAAAGCAGATTAAAGATTTTTGAGTTCCCAAAAGACGATGAGTGCATTGAAAAAATAAAAATACAACACTCAAAGGCATTAAACTTTTACTTAACACTGAGGATTTAATTATGATGCAGATAGACAACAGAAACAAATTGATTTTAGACGATTTTAACGGCGTGAAGTATTTTGTACGCAAGTTTAAAGAACTCACAGGTCCTCTCGGGCAGTTAATAGCGATAATTGATGAAGAACTGGGGGAATGCTCCAACGAGCTAGAGATCCTAATGAAAGACATTCTCGAGTCCCGCCACATGGGAGGAGAAGACAAATATTTCTTAATCAGAGATAAGAAAGACTATTTGCTGCAAAGCCGCAACAAGGCGGAGACCTGGCTTCGGGAATGTGCGCTTGCCCCTGACGACTTCAGCGAGCCCCACCACCAAATGATCTTGTCCGAAGACGATCTCGCGTGGCTATTCACCTTCAAGACCGTCATGCAGTCGAAATTCAAAATGGAATCACCCCTTGAGGAAAAAGTCAGGGCTCTTCTGTCTCCTCGGGCCTTTCAGTTATAAAGTCTTTTAGGCTGTCTAGTATCCCTGGCATTTGAGACATTACAAGAACTCTCGACTTCAACCCAGTCGCTCCAGATGCGGCCATCCCGTCTAGAGCCCACTGCGCAGCCTTCCCTACTCTCCCAGGAGTTTTCGCCAGAGCCGCAAGTATGGATGGGTTTAATAGTAGCTTTTGAGTTTTTTCTAGCAGATATTTTGGGTTGTTCTCTAGCGCTCGGCCAGCGGCAGCAGCGACGTAAGGGGCGCCCATCGCGGCTATCCCTCCTAGCCCACTCATTGTCACCATCCCTTTTCCCATCAGGGCCGCCGCTCCAAGGCCGGCTCCACTAAGCCCTGCAGATCCCAGAGCCATGCGCTGACCTGTGGCGATGTTCCGAAGAGTCTTGCCTTGAGACTCTGCCAGCTTCTCCATCTCGGTGATTTGTTCTGTGGTCAACGGGATAGATATTTTGCCTGGGACAGCCGTTCGCTTATCCAACGTAAAAAAATGGGGGACTGATCCATACCCTCCGTACTGGCCCAGCCGTGTGCCCTCAGCCAGCTCTTTCTCTGACAGGTTTTTGTAGTTAAACCCGTTTTCGTCTAAGAGCCCTAGTTCAATCCTTCGAAGAGTGTCTGATGTTTCATGCACCGTGCGGGCCATTTGCTCGTCCTCCATCAACCGTTCAGCCCCAAGGAGTTTCATCTTGTTGCGCGTTGACTTGAGGTGAGTAGAGAGATTCAGCTTCACCGTCCCCCGCAGGAATTTCGCTAGGTTCTGGTTCCCGCCCGTCGCCGAGATAGCCTCTTCAATATATTCCTTTATCGTCTCAGGCGAAGGCTTATAGGCATCGCGGCTACGTTCTGAAAATGCCGCCTGGGCTGCCTTGACTACCGCCTCCCGTGCGTCCTTATTCCCCCATGCAGCAGCAAGACTGGTTGTCTCAGGGCTAAAGTCCTTCACGTGATCCAAGGCCGCAGCATATGCCCCAGACATCTGGTTCATTGAGTTTTTTATGAACTGCTCTTTCAGCTTAATTGTGTTTGTCGCAGAGTGGGGGATAACGCTGTCAGCAGAAACATTTACCACTCCGGAGGGCAACACTCCGCCCATGTACTGGCCAGCTGCTCCCACCTTCCCTAATACCCAGTCGATGGCGTCTGCAGGGAGCTGAAGGCCTTTGCCTACAAACTTACTAGCTGACTCGGCGGCTTTCTCTACTGCTGGATTTTGGGCCGCCCATTTGGCACTCGACATCACCGCCGGGACCGCCGCACCTATTGCCGCAGAGGAATAAATGCGCTCAGGGTCGAAAGCCTCTTGTCGGCCTTCTTCATCTGCCCCCATCAGCAAAGCGCTTTCTGCCATCTTCCCTGCAACAGGCGCCGATGTCTTCACAAAATCAGCAGC